GCAGAGTGAGGGAAGAACTGCCAGAGAAGGACATCTGGCTTTATACCGGATACCTGTTGGAGAAGGTCGGGACAGCTCCACTTCTGTCTTATGTGGATGTGTTAGTGGATGGACCGTTTGTTGAAGCAAAGAAGGCTGCCGGGCTTGCCTTCCGGGGCAGCCGAAATCAGCGAATCATTCATCTGAGAGGAGAAGACCCATGGGGATGATTGACCTTGCATCGGTGGTCGGTGTGTATCCGATCTGCAATACGGGAGCCGTGCTCGTTCATAAGATTGATTACGGCGAAGAAAAGGTGCTGGCAAGTATCAACGGCGAAGGCGCGGAGTGGTGCAGCCTGACAGAAGAATACATGGAGACGAGTGGAGAGCTTGAACTGGGATTTCACCTGGGCGAGCTCTTCATTCCTTTCTGCGAGATCATGAGATTTTTTGGAGGTACGACATGAAGAAAACTGCGGAATTAAAAGTGCTGCCGATATCCGTACTCAAACCGGCAGAATATAACCCGCGTAAGAAATTGAAGCCGGGAGACAAGGAATACAAGAAGATCAAGGATTCCATTGAGGAGTTCGGCTTTGCTGACCCGCTCGTGGTCAACAGCGACATGACAATCATCGGCGGCCATCAGCGGCTCAATGTAGCAATCGATCTGGGATATACCGAAGTGCCCTGCGCGGTGGTTGATGTGGATAAGACCCGCGAGAAGGCGCTGAATATTGCCCTGAACAAGATTACCGGCGAGTGGGATGAGCAGATGCTGGCAGATCTGCTGACTGACCTGAAAGAGGCGGACTATGACCTGGATTATACCGGCTTTGAAGCGCCTGAGGTGGAGCAGCTCTTTTCCAACATCTACGATAAGAAGGTCAAGGAAGATGACTTCGACGTTGACAAGGAACTGCAGCAGCCGTGCTTCTCACAGCTTGGAGATCTGTGGTGCCTTGGGAAACACAGAGTCATCTGCGGTGACAGCACAGGTGAGGAAATCTATACCCGCCTCATGGATGGGCAGCTTGCCAACCTCGTGCTGACGGACCCGCCTTATAACGTGGACGTTGAGGAAACAGCCGGAAAGATCATGAACGACAATATGAGCGACCAGGAGTTCTATAACTTCCTGCTCTCCGCCTATCGCTGTATGCATGCGAACCTGGCCGATGACGGCTCCATTTACGTGTGGCATGCAGATACGGAAGGCATCAACTTCCGCACAGCTTTTAAGGATGCGGGCTTTTACCTGTCCGGCTGCTGTATCTGGGTGAAGAACGCCCTGGTGCTGGGAAGAAGTCCATATCAATGGCGGCATGAGCCCTGCCTGTTCGGATGGAAGCAGAAGGGAAAACACCAGTGGTATGGGGACCGAAAGCAGACAACCGTCTGGGAATACGATAAACCCAGATCCAGCAAGGATCATCCGACAATGAAGCCGGTACAGCTGATGAGTTATCCTATCAAGAACAGCACCATGACAAACGGCATCGTGCTCGACCCCTTCCTGGGCAGCGGCTCTACATTGATTGCCTGCTGCGAGACGGATCGTATCTGCAGAGGAATTGAGCTGGACCCGAAGTTCGTCGATTGCATCGTGAAAAGATACATCGAGTGGGCTGGTGGAAAATACGACGATGTGTATGTGATCCGGGATGGCCAGAAGCTTTGTTTTGATGAAGTGGCAACTTTTGAGCCGCAGGAAATAGAAGACTGATATCGGACACAGGGGAGGCTGGTTTGCGCTGGCCTCTCACTTTCTTCAAGGAGGGAGCGATGGAAATTGTGGTAGCTATTGTAATTGGCCTGGTCGTTATTGGTGTGATCGCTTCTCTTCTTGGGATTGCTGTTATCATCGGGGCTTCTGACGAACTTTACCGGGAATACGATGACAGGGATCAGGCAGAATACATCCAGCGCTGGATGGAGAAGAAGAAACAAAAAGAAGCACAGAGGCGGGCCAGACGTCGGAAGCGGTAATTGTGTACTATGTAGAATCTGCGTTTTTATCAGAAAATAGCTCAGAATTGACTTTACTTTTCGGGGCTTCAGAGTGATGTATACCATACCGCCGGGGAGCACCGGCAGATGGAAATCACAAGGAGCAAAGCTCCGGAAAGGACAAGGACATGATGAGATTTGCATTGAACGCTGAGGAAAAGAAGACCCTGGTAAAGCGGATCGGCGAGCTGACCGGCATCCAGCCTCGTTACACTTTCATGCCGCTCTGCGCATATAAGATCGGGGTCTACACGGTAGAGCGCCGGGGTGACCTGGTTGTGGAGGATGCGGATTTGGATGAGGCGTTGATTCAGACCCTGATTGCTGAAGGTCTGATTACGGAAGGAATCCATGAGGAGGATCGTGTGGAAGAATTGATGACGGCCGCAACAGCTGTGGCTGAGATTACGGAGGAAGAGGAACCGGATGAAGCTGAACAGGCGGAGCCGGATGGGCTGACGATCAGCTTGCCCATGGCGCGACATTCAGCGGAATCACTCCGAAGACTGGTCAACCTGATCTACAGCCGGGGACCTCTTCTCTCCAAAGCGACCGGAGGGCAATTCGGTGCAGATAAAGACCTGATCGCAGCGCTTGACGATGCCGGGCTGATTACATCGGCATCCGCTTTTATCTCCATGGTAAAAGAAAAGGGCGGCCTGACAGGACTTTCCTTTACGAGCGATAAGGTGAGCTTCACCGGTTTTCCGCTGACAGAAGACCCTGACAGGAGCGCAGCCTTCCAGCACATTGCCTGCCTGATAAACAAGCATGTCCTGGAACAGAAGCGGATTCAGGCGAAGATGGTCAATGACGACAATGAGAAATACGCCTTCCGGATCTGGCTTCTGCGGATCGGCATGAATGGCGACGAATTCAAGACCAGCCGCAAAATCCTGATGGAGAACCTCTCCGGACACACGGCCTTCCGAACAAAGGAAGAAGAGACCCGATGGAAGGCTCGCCAGAAGGAAAAACGCGAAGAACTGAAGGCTGCGAAAGCCGCAGAGCAAGCGGAAGAAACGCCTGCGGATGCGGTGTAAATGTACCAATTTCAGGCACGAAATAAGGCCGGATATTTGTCTGATAATTATCTCAGAATTGACTTGCTATTTATGCCTTTCAGAGTGATATATACACATGCCGAAAGGCACAGAATACCTGCCAGGGAGGAGGACAAGGCCATGACCACTTACAAAACCAACCACGCCGCCACCACGAAGAGCATGACCGAGTGGTATTTCGGAAAGGCCTTCGTTGCCAGCATGACCGCCAAGGCCAAGCGGGAAAACAAGAAGACCGGCAAGACCGAGTTCCGCTTCTGGCAGGACGGCACCGGCTACCTGACCATCACCCTTCACTAAGGAGGTACCTACCATGACAAACCTCGACCACATTCTTTCCCTGATCCGCCACAGGGCAAAGCTCCGCAGCCAGGAGGACGGCAGCCTGATGCCGCTGACCGAGGACTTCTACCGTGACGCGGTGGAAGCCTGCAATAAGGGAGGCTACAATGCAGCCACCTACGAGCTGATACTGCCCGGCATCGACAGCGAGCTTTGGCTGGCCATCTGGAAGGACGGCCACGTCGACTCCGGCAGCCCTAAAGGGATCTGCGCCTGCCTTGCCCGCTGAGCCGCACACGCGGCTACCAAGGGGCCTTCGGGCCTCTTTTGGGTTGTTCATCGATGGGAAGGAAACCGGCGAGACAGGCAATGCGTGGGCAATTTCGCGCCTGACAGTCTGCTTGGTTTCAGGGCAGATATTTGTGCACATTATGGCGCAGAATTAACTTGCTATATCTTCAAAGTAGAGTGATATATACACATGCCGAAGGGCAAACGACAACATTACCGAGGAGGAACCTACCATGAAGACCAACACCTACTTTGAAGAGCTCGACCGCATCGCCCGCGACTACGAAACCCGGCACGAAGCCCACAAGCAGCTGAAGCAGCAGATCATTGACACCAAGGGCTGGGACAGCGAAGAGCTGAAGGCCTGGTACAAAGAGGAAGAAGAAAACTTCCAGTACCCGATCAGCGCCGGAGCCTGCAAGGCATACAGAGCATGGCGCTACAGCGACACCGACGAGGTGATCATGGACGACTTCACCTGGGATCGGGAAAGACACGATTTCATCGCCACCCTCCGGAAAGCAGGCATTCAAACCCTGGTGGTTACCAATCAGTCAACCGGCCTTATGGAAGACCTGCACGGCTACGCGGCCGAGGGCTGCATGATGCTGGGCCTTTGCACCATCACCAAGAAGGACACCCGCTGGGGCGAAGAAAAAGAGGAGCAGATCATGGGGATCCGCTTCCAGCTGAACTAAGGCACATAAGCCTCGGACCATGATGGAGCCGGGAGGCTCCTTTGGTCGTATATACATAATGACAGCCACGGAATCTTTGTGCACATTATGATCGGAATATCCGCAGAATTGACTTGCTATTATTCCGGTTCAGAGTGATATATACACATGCCGAAAGGCAAACGACAAAGATTACGGAGGGCAAAGACCATGACAAACGCTTACGAACTGAGAAACCACTTTTTCCTGGAAGACTACAACACCGCGATTACCCGCGTGGATTTTGAGACCTTCTTTACCAAGACCAAGGAAAAGGTCATCTTCACTTTTAACGGCTGGGACGGCAAGAGCTACGACGGCGAAAGCCGAACAGCTACGGTTTACCGCACCAGCATCAAGGGCTACGAGAACGTCCGGCTGATCAAGGTCGGCAAGGGCCTGCACTACATCGAAGAAGACCGCATGGTCATCGAGAAGGCCACCGGCGAGAGCCATCCGGAAGCCAGCTGGCTGGTGGATGTCAAGAGATCCTGATGACAACGAAAGCAACCGGGAAAGGCAGCCTTACGAGGCTGTGTTTCTCGTCATAGATACACGATTACACCCTCAAATCTTTGTGTAATATATGCCTGAAAACAGACGGGATTATTTGAAAATATAACTTGCTATTTCTCCCGCGTAGAGTGATATATACACATGCCGAAAGGCAAAGGACCAACGAAGACGGAGGAGAAAGACCATGACGATTAACGAAGCGATGAGAACATACCGCCTGCCGAACCCGACTACCCCGGAAGACCTCGAATGCCGCTGGAGCAAGGTCCTGAATTTCGGAGATAAGGTTCTACTGGCCGGATACTACTACAACGGAAAGAATAAGCCCAGCTACTTCGGAGCGGTTTACGAGCACCTGGATGACGACCTTTCCTGCGAGGGAATCATTGGACTGGCAGCAGCCAGCGAGGTTGCCTTTGAGGATGACGGTCACGCGATCGCCTGGGCGATGCAGCAGTAAAGGAAGGTATTACATGGAACAGAGAAAAGAGCTTGCTTATGAGCGGCATGAATTGCCGTCACGATTTTGGGAACCAGAACCGCCAGAGGATTTTGAGCCAGAGCAGATTGATGACACGGAAGAGCTGGAACTGCCATTTGACTGAGTAAAAACGTGGACAAACCAGATTGCGATTTCTGATATCATGATATCGTCGAAAGAGCGGCGGAGCCGGAACCGCCTTACCAAAACACTCACTGGGGATAGAATTGGCGGCATCGGAACACCCTGAACCGCAAGGAGCGCGGAAATCCACAGGGCGGTCATGTGAGGACTCCTAACGAATGAAACCGTCAATGAGTAAAATCGTGGACATCTCATCTTGAGATTTCTGATATAGTGATAGCATCGAAAGTACGCGAGGATCTGTGGAGCAATTCCATGGGTCCTTTTCTTTACGCCATTACACGGGAAGGAGGGATCGGATATGGCGACTAGAGGCAGAAAGCCGACACCGACTGCAATCAAAGAGCTGGAAGGCAATCCCGGAAAGCGTGCCCTGAACGAAAAAGAGCCCAAGCCTCAGAAGAAAGCTCCTCCTTGCCCTAAGTGGCTGGAGCCGGAAGCTAAGAAAGAGTGGAGACGACTCGCTAAGAAGATGGAGGCTTTGGGTGTGCTCACCGAGGTGGATATGGCTGCCTTTGCCGGTTACTGTCAGGCATACGCGAGATGGAAGCAGGCGGAGGAGAGGATTACGGATCGCGGTCTGGTAATCCGCACCCCTTCCGGTTATCCACAGCAGGTGCCTTACATCAGTATCGCGCAGCAGTACCTCCGCCTTATGAATCAGTTTGCTGAACAGTTTGGTCTGACACCTGCGGCACGATCCCGCATCATTGCCGGAAACGGCGAGGGCGGTGTTGTGGACGAGATGGATGAACTTCTGGGAGGTAGCTAATGGAGAGGGAGAGACCGAAGGAATATCCAAAGCTGAAGGATTACCGCCCCAGCCGTTTCATGTTGCCTGACTCTCATTACGATGCGGCTAAAGCGGACAAAGCAGTACGCTTCATTGAGATGCTTCCGCATACCAAAGGACGCTGGAGCGGAAAACCGTTCTGGCTACTTCCCTGGCAAGAGCAGATCATTCGGGATGTGTTCGGCATCGTCAAGGAAGACGGGACACGCCAATTCCGCACGGCCTATGTGGAGATTCCGAAGAAAAATGGAAAACAGCTTGATATCGGAACACCTATCCCGACTCCAGATGGCTTTACCTGCATGGGAGACCTGAAAATCGGGGATATCGTTTTTGATGAGTGCGGAAAGCAGTGCCATGTCGTTGCTAAAAGCGCAGTCGATGATACAGAGCAGGCGTACCGCCTGACATTTCGAGATGGCAGCTCGATTATTGCTGGTGAGAGACATCTCTGGAACTGCGAATACATCTATGGAAAACCCCGGAGCGTTCAGTGGACAACAGGTGAGATTTACCGAAGGACGCAGAGGTATCGGGATCATTATAGGGATAATCCGGTAGAAAGCCGTCGATCCGTTATCCGTATTCCTGTTGCTGATGCACTACAGACATCAGAGACCGCGCTTCTTGTTGATCCATATCTGTACGGCTATTGGCTCGGAAACGGAAATGCAATGAAACCTGAAATCACGGTGAGGAATGGAGATGTGGAAAGCATAATCTCCTTTATCCCGTACAAACCGCATAACCGTTATCCGCAGAAATGCGGAGGAAGCGAGATCCTCAATTATACGCAGCTTAAACCAATCCTGCTGGATTCATTCCGGGAGAAGAAAATCCGACCGGAATACTTGAGAGCGTCTGAGGAACAGCGCTGGGCTTTGCTCCAGGGATTAATGGATTCCGATGGATGCATCGGAGAGCGAAAAGCGCAGAGCGTATATGTCACGACTCTGAAAGGACTCGCCGAATCTGTCAGAGAACTGTTGTGGTCGCTTGGCATTAAGAACGCAGTCAAGGCTGAACCATCTACAAGACATGGATGGCCGACAGGAGAAATCCTCTATGTGATTCGCTTCACAACATTTGATGACCAGCCTACATCGAGGCTGATCCGGAAGAGCCTGCGGCAACGTGTCAGAACGAGGCAGACACGATCCAATTTCCACTACCTGATGAATATAGAGCCGCTGGATCATTCGGTCAGGATGCAATGCATCCAGGTGGACAGCCCAAGCCATCAGTATCTTGCCGGGACATCAATGGTGCCAACGCACAATAGTGAGCTTGCGGCTGCGGTGGCGCTCTACCTTCTGTATGCAGACAATGAGCCTTCTGCAGAAGTGTACGGCGCGGCGGCAGATCGCCAGCAGGCATCCATCGTATTTGATGTGGCCAAGCGCATGGTGGAAATGACCCCGGCGCTCAACAAACGATCCAAGCTGATGGGAGCGACCAAACGTATCATTAACTACGCTAACGCAGGTTTTTATCAGGTGCTCTCGGCGGAGGTTGGCACCAAGCACGGTTTGAACGTATCCGGCCTTGTGCTTGATGAGCTTCATGCTCAACCTAATCGGAATCTGGTGGATGTGTTGACAAAGGGTTCCGGCGATGCCAGAACCCAGCCGCTGTACTTTCTGATTACGACAGCAGGAACGGACAGGAACAGCATCTGCTATGAATATCACACGAAGGCGAAAGACATTCTGGAAGGAAAACGAATTGATCCGTCCTTTTATCCGGTGATCTATGGCCTGGATGATGGCGAGGACTGGAACGATGAGAAATCCTGGTACAAAGCAAATCCCAGCCTCGGTTATACGATCCAGATCGATCGTGTCCGGGATGCGCACAGGGAAGCGCTGACCAATCCGGCAGAAGAGAACGTGTTCCGGCAGCTGAGGCTGGATCAGTGGGTCGGCAGCTCCGTTGCCTGGATACCGGAGCATATTTACGATCAGGGAAACATCCCGATAGATACAGATCGGTTAAAAGGCCGTGAGTGTTACTGCGGACTGGACTTATCCAGCACCAGTGACATCACGGCTTTTGTCATGGTGTTCCCTCCGCAGTATGAGGGAGATAAATACATCGTTGTGCCGCATTTCTGGCTTCCAAGAGAAACGCTGGATCTCCGGGTACGACGGGATCACGTCCCCTATGATGTATGGGAGCGGATGGGACTGTTTCATGTAACGGAGGGCAATGTGGTCGATTACAACTTCGTCCGAAAAACCATCAACGACCTGCACACGCAGTTCAACATCAGGGAAATCGGTGTAGACCGCTGGAATGCCACCCAGCTCATCACTGATCTGGAAGGTGACGGCTTCACCATGGTCCCGATCGGTATGGGCTTTAAGGATATGAGCCCAGGCATGAAGGAGCTGTATAAGTTGCTGCTGGAAGGCAAGATCATCCATGGCGGCAACCCGGTTCTGCGTTGGATGGCAGGGAACGTTGTGGCGGAGATCGACGCTGCGGAGAACATCAAACCCAGCAAAAAGAAATCGACAGAAAAGATTGACGGTATTGTTGCCTGGATCATGGGCCTGGACCGGGCGATTCGCCATGAGCGGCAGGGCAGTGTATATGACGATCCGGAGCGTGGACTCTGGGTCTTTTAAGATTGGAGGAAGCTTATGGGATGGAGAGAATGGCTCGGTTTCAGTAACCCGAGAGATGCTCCTAAGGAGGAGCTGCCGAAGATAGAAGATAATGTCCGGGATTCGGGCAGCATTTTCGTTTTCGGGCAGACCATCAGCGGAGAGCGTGTGGATGAAAAGAGTGCCCTGCAGATCACAACGGTCTATGCCTGTGTACGTCTGCTGGCAGAGACGGTGGCGAGCTTGCCGCTGCACCTTTACAAGTTTACCGAAAAGGGTGACGGCAAGGAACGCGCTACAGATCATTCGTTGTATAAAATCCTGTACCGGCAGGCCAATCCGGAAATGACTAGCTTCTCTTTCCGAGAAGCAATCATGATGCACCTACTCCTCTGGGGCAACGCCTATGCGCAGATTGTGCGCGACGGCAAAAACGGCATCCTCGGCCTGTATCCTTTGCTCCCCGAAAACATGGAGATCGACAGGGCTGAGAACGGGGATCTGTTCTATACCTACCACGCCTATACGGATGAAGTTCCGGGAGAGCATGACAAGGACATTATCTTCCAGAGGGATGAAATTCTGCATATTCCAGGGCTCGGCTTCAATGGGCTGGTAGGCTTCAGCCCGATTGCTATGATGAAGAATGCCCTTGGCACAACGCTGGCAGTAGAGAAATATGGCAGCGCCTTTTTTAAGAACGGCGCACAGCCTGCTGGTGTGCTGGAGCATCCGGGTGTGCTGAAAGACCCGCAGAAGATCCGGGACAACTGGATGAATGCCTATGGCGGTGCAGGCAATGCCCACAAGGTGGCCGTGCTCGAAGAGGGCATGCAGTACAAACCGATCTCCCTGCCGCCGGAGGACAGTCAGTTTCTTTCCACCAGAGAATTTGGGGTGGAAGAGATCTGCAGAATCTTTCGTGTGCCTCCGCATATGGTCCAGGATCTGAAGAGGGCGACTTTCAACAATATCGAGCATCAGTCCATCGACTTTGTAATGCATACGATCATGCCCTGGCTCATCCGAATTGAGCAGGCGATTATCAAAGATGTGCTGATCGAGGAAGAACAGGACCAGTACTTCCCAAAGTTCAACGTCGACGGCCTTATGCGCGGCGATTATCAGTCCCGCATGAATGGATATGCTGTGGGCTTTTCGAACGGCTTTCTTTCTCCCAACGACATCCGCAGACTGGAAAACATGGACCTGATCCCTGCTGAGCAGGGCGGTGATGATTACTACCTGAATGGGTCCTATACCAAGCTGAAGGATGCCGGTTCTGCCTATGGCGCAAACCAGGTGGCGGAGCAGGAGAAGGCACAGCCTGAGGAAGATACACCGGAAGAAGAGCAGCCGGATGAAAGCCCGGATGAAGAAAAGGAGGAGCAGGGTGAAAGTAAAAATCACGCCGAGCGTCATGCGCAGCGCAAGGCACAGCGAAGAGGCCGAGCGCCTCAGAAAGAGAGGTAAGAATCGTGCAGAAATTCTGGAACTGGGTTCATGACGACAGCGTCGGCAGGGTGCTCCGACTGGAGGGGCCGATTGATTCGGATTCCTTCTGGGGCGATGAAATCACGCCGCAGATGTTCCGAGATGAACTCTACGCGGAGGAGGGAGACATTACCCTCTGGATTAATTCGCCCGGCGGTAATGTGTTCGCCGCTGCGGAAATCTATACCATGATCCGGGACTATCCCGGCAGCGTGACGGTGCGCATCGCAAGTATAGCGGCCTCCGCTGCGTCTGTGGTTGCGATGGCAGGCAATCTCGTGCAGATGTCCCCGACGGCCCTCCTCATGATTCATGATCCTTCCACCATTGCCATGGGTAATGCCAAGGATATGGAGAAGGCGATCACCACGCTCAACGAGGTGAAGGAGAGCATCATCAATGCCTACGCGGCGAAGACTGGTCTTTCCCGGAACCGCATCAGCAAGCTCATGAGCGATGAGACCTGGCTGAACGCCAAGAAGGCTGTGGAGCTGGGATTTGCCGATGAAATCCTGTTTGCAGATAAGCCGAAAGAAGACCCGGACGAGGATGAACCGGAAGAGAAACCGGACACCGATCCGGATGAGCCTGACAAGGAGGAAGAAGGCGGAGATGAAAAAGAAGAGCAGAAAAAGCCCTTCAAACTCAAAGAAGCGGGCGCTGTTTGGCAGTACTCCACAAAGGCCATGGGACAGACCATCCTTAACCGGCTCGGTGTGTCCGATGAAGCAGCAGTCCCCGAAACCGATGCTCCGGCACAGGAATCTGCCGAGGCAGGGGTAAACACAGATCCTCCTGTGGCGGAGGAACCGAAACCGCCCGTGATCGGCATGGACGGCAGAACCGAAGACGGCAGCGTGCCGTATGAAATTCTGAAAGACAGGCTGGAGTGGATGAGATGATCCGCCCCGGCTTTTCTTTTGCCCAAATTCATTATAACGACCGGAGCGAATCTCCGGAGAAAGAGGTTTTTCATGAATAAGATTATGGAACTGCGCAATAAGCGCAATACCCTCTGGGAGCAGACGAAGACCTTCCTGGAGGAGCATCGCGGCGAGAACGGTCTGGTCGAAGCCTCTGCCGTGGAGCAGTACAACAAGATGGCCGGTGAGGTCAAGGCACTGGGTGATGAGATCGCACGTCTGGAGGATCAGGCTGCCTTTGATGCCCAGCTCTCCCAGCCGACCACGCATCCCGTTACCAATAAGCCCATGAGCCGCAAGGCGGAGAATGTGGCTCCGACCGCTACCGACGAGTACGCCGGTGCTTTCTGGAATATGATCCGCAACCAGGGCGACCAGTTCGCGGTCCGCAATGCCCTGTCTGTGGGTGAGGATACCGAGGGCGGCTATACCGTGCCGGACGAATTCGAGCGCAAGCTCATCCAGGCTCTGGAAGAGAACAACATCTTCCGTCAGCTGGCGACCGTCATCCGTACCAATTCCGGTACCCGCAAGATCCCTATCGCCAACGACACCATGGAAGCGCAGTGGATCGATGAGGGCGAAGAGATCCCCGAGACCAACACCAAGTTCGGTCAGACGACTCTCTCCGCATACAAGCTGGGCACAATGATCAAGATCAGCAACGAGCTGCTTCATGATTCCGCGTTTGACCTGGCTTCCTATATCGCAGCCCGCTTTGGTGTTTGCATGGGCAATGCTGAGGAGCGTGCCTTCTTCAACGGCGACGGGGATAAAAAGCCTCTCGGCATCCTGGCGGACGTCGGCGGCGCGGAACTAGGTGTGACGGCGACGGCTGAAGACCTGGTCACCTTTGATGAGATCTTCGACCTCTATTACAGCCTGAAGTCCCCGTATCGTCGGCAGGCGCAGTTCGTCTGCAACGAGACCCTGCTCCTGCAGCTGATGAAGCTGAAGGACAAGAACGACAACTATATCTGGAAGCCCTCTCTGGATGTGGCCAAGCCTGATACCATCCTGGGCCGTCCGATCCGCACCAGCTCCTTCATGCCTGGTATTGCTGCCGGTGAGAAGGTCCTGCTGTTCGGCGATCTCAAGAACTACTGGGTCGCTGACCGCCAGAACCGTACCTTCCGTCGCCTGAACGAGCTTTACGCCCGTACCGATCAGGTCGGCTTCCTGACCACTCAGCGTGTGGACGGACGCCTGATCCTGCCGGAGTCCGTGAAGGTGCTGAAGATGGCCGGTACCAAGGTAACGACTACACCTACGACCGATCCGGACGAGAATCCCGGCGGCTGATGACGAAAACGGGAGCAGGGGAAGTTCCTCTGCTCCTTAACCTTTGAGAGGAGGCTGACAGGATGATAACACTTGAGGAAGCAAAAACCTACCTGCGTGTGGACAGCTCCATGGAGGATAGCCTGATCGAAAGTCTCCTCCAAAGCGCGGAGAAACTGACAGCGGATGTGAGCAGAATCACAGCAGAAGAGTGGGACACACTCTGGAACGATGAGACAGAAACCATGACTATCCGGGGCGAAGAGATCACCTCTGCCTCGCTTGTCCAGCTCCGATCCCTACTCCATACCGCCATGCTTTTTACTCTGGGCTACCTCTATGAGCACAGAGAGGAAGCGGACCACCATGCGCTGGTCATAACGCTCAGGAACCTGCTGTCTTCTGTGCGGGAAGGGGTGTTCTGAGATGGAAAGAGCAATCGCCAGATTCAATGAACGCCTGACTGTCCAGAAGAATGAGGTGGTGGTCGACAAGTACGGCAATCACAAGAACACCTGGACTGACTATTTCACCTGTTTCACCTACGCCAGCACTTATCAGTACGACGGGGAGAATGAGGCTGCAACCACAACAGAGGAGCAGACCATCTACTTTGAAGTCCGGTACTGTTCGGAGCTGGCAGGACTCGACAGCACACACTACCGGGTCGCCTTCCATGGCGATTCCTACGATATCCAGTCTGTGGACATGATGAACTACCAGAGGAAGACCATCCGCATCATCTGCAAGCTGGCGAAGAGGGGAGGCGCGGGATGAGCCGGTCTGTAAGCATTGACGAGATGGCGTCGGCCATCATCGAAGGTCTGGAGGAATACGCCGATCTCAGTGCCCAGGGCGTGAAATCCGCTGTCAGGAAATCCGCGAAGGCAGTGAAGGATCAGATCAACAGCTCCGCTCCTGTCCGTACCGGGCGCTATGCAAAGAGCTGGGCGGTGAAGACCACGGCGGAAAGCAGCCAGAGCCTGGAGCAGACAGTCTACAGCCCTTCCCGGTATATGCTCTCGCACCTTCTGGAGAAAGGGCACGCCAAGCGGGGCGGCGGCAGAGTCCGAGCCATTCCGCACATCGCGCCTGCGGAGGAGATGGGCATCGAGATGCTGGAAGGCCTGATTGAAAAGGAACTGAAGGGGTAAGGAGGCAACCATGACCCACAATGAAGTATTTGAGGTGTTGGAGGAGCTTTCGCTTCCCATCGCCTATGACCATTTTGCGGAAGGTGAGTCTCCGGACCCGCCTTTTTTATGTTTCCTCTATCCGAGAAACCATCCTACAGGCGCAGATAACACGGTGTACTACCAGCTGCATGAGTTGGATATCGAGCTGTACACCGATGCCAAAGACCCTGTGCTGGAACAGCGGATGGAGAAGCTCCTGACGGAGCACGAGATGTTCTTCCACAAATCCGAAGTCTGGATCGAGGAAGAGAAGATGTATGAAGTCCTCTATGAAGTCGTGATCGATCTTCAGTATGAAGAAGAGGCGGACGCGGAGGATGAGATTGGCTCCGAGGAGCCGGAAAGTGAGGAGAATCCATGAGCAAGAAGAAAAACAAGGTGCGTTTCGGCCTCAAGAACTGCCACTATGCCAAGGCAACCTTCGATGAGGACGGCAACGTAACCTACGCAACG